ATGGGGAAGCTGACACAGGCGAAGGTCGAGTCATTGAAGCCCGGTCCTCGCCGCATCCTCTGGGACGGCTCCGGCCTTGGCGCGCGTATCACTGAGGCATCGGTCGTGTGGATATGCGACTATGCCGACCCTGAAACCGGCAAACGCACCCGCCGCGTCATAGGCGACGTCAGTGGTCCTGATGGGCTTCTCCTGCTCGAGGCCAGAGCCGAAGCGGCGCGCAGACGGGCCGGCGGCGAGGCCGCGCCAGCCAATCGCGGTGGCATCACTTTCCGCCAGGCATGGAAGGCATTGATAGCCACTGCGCGGCTAAGCCTCGCGCCGGCTACCGTGGCAAGCTATGAGCAGCGCATTGCTCATCCGCTGGCGGTACTAGGTGAAAAGCAGCTAGCGAAGATAACGCAGGATGAAGTCCGCCGCTGCATTTTCGCCAAGACCGGCGAGCGCGATCGAACCTATGCGCACACACTTATCCGCATGACGTTCAATTGGGCAGTCAAGAACCGGAAGCTTCCAGCGAGCTTCCACAACCCCGCGAGCGCCATCAAGAAGCGCGAGATGGTAGACCGAAACAAGGTCACGCCGAACCGTGAGATAGATCACACGCACTTGTCCGCGTTCGGCCTGAAGCTTGCCGAGTGGGAGAATGCCGGCAAGGCTTCTCCGTGGCTCGCTGGCCTCCTGCGCCTGAGTCTACTATGCGCCCTGCGGCCGTCTGAGGCACGGGGGGCAAAATGGTCCGATATCGATTTGCGGGCCGGCACCTTAATTGTCAGGGGGAAGACCGGCGCGCGCCGCGTCTACCTGTCCCCGGAAGCCCGGGGTGTCATCGAGTCCATCCCTCGCATCGAAGGCGTCGACTGGATATTTCCTGGCAAGCGTTTCGGCCAGCCCATCGTAGCAGTGCACAAAGTGCTTCACGCCATCCAGGACGCCGCCGGTGTCCCCCGGTTTCGGCCCTACGACCTAAGGCACACTGCCGCGACGGGCGCGCTGGTGGGCGGCGCCGATCTCCGCGCCGTGCAGGATCTACTTGGACACGGCGACCTGAAAACGACGCAGGGATATCTGCACGCCAGCGACGAGCGCCGGAAGGCGGCATCGGCCGCGGCTGGCCGTAAGGGCGCCGTCATTCTCCCCCTGAAAAAGCGCGTTGCAAGGTGAACCGTCGCGTGGCAAATTGGTGCCAGCCAGTAGACTACCAACTGGTCGCTATGGTCCCTAAACGTTGTTGAGACCAAGCCCCCGCCGATTATGGCAGCCCGCTGAGACCCCAAGGGAAAACGACGGAACCGCGAGTGTGCGGGTCCGATTTGTGACGCCCGCACTCTCGCAGATTCTGAGAGTGGCAAATGTCAGCGAAGGCAGAAATAGACCCTCATCTCGGCAAGAGGTATCTCCGAACCAACGGGACGTGTGCGCGATACGACAATGTCTCGCGCTCTACGCTTCATCGCTGGGTCAGGAATCCGAAGATTGGGTTTCCTGCCCCGATCATAATCGGGGGCGTTCCATTCTGGGATGTCGATGAACTCGACCGATATGATGCCACCAGGCGCGGGAGGGCAGCATGATGAAAGCGCCTGCCAAGCCTGTCAGCACTCAGCGGGTGCGCGTCATGAGCCGCCAAACAGCAAATGAACGCGCCGATCTGGCATCAGACCTGCGTCACCTGGCAGTGCTGATGGATGTCGCCGTCGAGGTGAGCCAGGAGCACCCGCAAGCGACGGACCGGATCGCCAGTTTGTTGTGGGTCGCGCGAGACCTGGTCGAGCGTCTTTCCGCCGACGCCGACCGCTTGCTGGAGGTCGGCGCATGACTGATCGCGAGGACCACGAGGAGCGGCTGCTACTGGCCGCGATTTTTCATCCGACCGAATCCAGCCCGTCCGAGGCGGAAATATTCAAGGAGCTTCGGCACCGTTCGAAGGAGGTCGGGCACAACGTCCAGCGCTTTGAGAAAGGCTATCGACTTCTCGACGGCAAGACCGTCGTCGCCGGTGCGCGAGAGCCCCTAACACTTCAGGAGCTCGCCGACGTGATGGGTGTTCGAGGCATCGTCCGGCAAGAACCGAACTGGCCACATCGGGCCACAGGCCCTGCCGGCTTCCGGGGGTGAGGATGGCTCAAGATCGCAAGGCGAAACCGCCGGCGCCGTGGTTCCGGTTCAATGTCGAAAAATGGTTCGCCATGACGCGCAACCTCAACCCGGTCGAGTCCGTCGCGCTGCTGACGACGATGGCCGAATGCCACCAACGCGGCGAGCCTTTCCCGGAAGACCTGGGGCGAATGGCCAAGCGTTGCAGGACGACGCGGCCGGCCATGGACAAGGCCGTCGAGACTCTGATCGCTGAGGGTTTGATCGTTCGCCGCGACGGCGGACTGTGGTCCGACTACATCGAATCCGAGATTGCTCATCGCGAAGAACGCGCGGAACAAGCCTCACAAAATGTGAAGAAGCGCTGGAAGAAAGATGAAGGAAATCAAGGACCGCCCGATACCGACGTAGCTAAGAGTATTAGAGTAGAAGAGTCTCAGAAGGGAGACGGGGAGAATCCCCCGTCTCCAAACCCTTCGCCGTCGAGCTCTACGGCAGACGTTGGCTTACGCTCTGCGGTTAAGAGTAGTAGGCGCGCGCCTTCGGGCGCGCCTCCACGACGATACCGCATCCAGGAAGATCTAAGTGTCAAAGGTGTTGGCCGCTGCACGGTCATCTCCATATCCGGACACCGGATGCGTCTTCGATCCTTCGACGGCGACTACCTGACGGCGGCAACCGGCGATGACGGTTACATCCTCCAAGACCAGATCACCTGTGACCCAGACGCGCTGGATGAAAGGGAGACCGGGACAGATGCAGCTTGATCTCCTCTCCTGGCAACCACCCAGACCTGCCGCCGACGTCGTGTGCTTGCCGTCGTGGGTGAAGCGCGATGCTCGCGAGACCGCAGCCCGAGTCTACGCAATGCCCGCTGCAGAGCGCGCACGCGCCCTCTACAGCGAAGATGCCCGCTTCTACCTGGCGCTGCACAAGCGAGGCGTTGACGCCGTGACCGCCGACCGGGCCGCTCAGTCGTTCACTGCAGTCGTCCGCCTCGAGTTGCATCGGCTACGATGGTTGGGCCGACCACGGGACGGTGCAGCATGAAGGCCCCCGAGCCGCGTATTATTTGGAGCCTGAAGGCAATCGGCGCGCGGATAGGCGTCGGCGCCGACTTTGTTCGCGATACACTCGCGAAGGAGCCGGCCTCGCCTGTCAAAGAGCTCGGAGGTCGATACTACGCGTTCGAGGACGAGTTGATCGCGTTTCTAAGATCGAAGAACTGAAACTATCAGGCTGGTCACGCTAATAGCGATCGCTGCCCAGGAAAGCCAAGGCTTGAATGCAAGTTCCTTCTCCAGAGCAACTTCTCGCCGCAATCGCGCACGTCCGACGTCGGACAGGAAGTATTGATTGAGGAGAGAATTCCACTCCCAGTCATCCTGGGCATCGGCCTCAGTTTGAGTCCATGGGTAAGGCGGTATAGGGACCGACCAGCGTTTGGCTCGCCGAATGCTTTGTTTGGTCAGTGCACTGTCCAGTAGCGCCTGTAGAGTTCGAGCTTCATGGAGCAGTCCGCCGTCCCCGTCCCTGCCCGCCTGGTTAGAGTCCCGATAAAGCTTTTCGATCTCGTGCTGGAGTTGTGCCACCTCGGCGACTTCTGACGAGCGTCGCTGTATCCGTCCCCACAAGTCCATTGTGTAGCGCCCTCAAGCCACGAATTCCCTGATTAAACCACTGCATGGGCCCGAAGTCATTCCGGCATAAACTCCGGATGCGCCAGAGTGGTCCCAATGCCCGAACTTCCCCGCGGGGCCGCGTACCGGCTCGGGGTTTTCCTCTCTCTCTCCCGACCGCCGAAAAATCGGCGGCGGAAATCGCGATCGCGTTCCTCGAAAGGCTGAAAATCCCCGAGGGACCGAAGGCCGGGCAGAAGCTCCGCCTGGCGGATTTCCAGAAAAAGTTCGTGCGGGGCGCGCTCGACCCCGAGAACATGGTCGCCTGTCTCTCGATCGGCCGTGGCAACGCCAAGACGGCGCTCGCCGCCGGTCTGGCGCTCGGTGCGGTGATGGGCGAATGGGACCGCCAGCCAAAGCGCGAGATCCTGCTCGCCGCGCGAAACAGGGACCAGGCCAAGACCGCCTTCAACTTCCTCGCCGGCTTCGTCGCCAGTCTGCCGAGGACCAAGCGCGAGAAATTCATCATCCGGCGCGGCTCCCGACTCGAGGTCGAATATTCCGGCAGCGGCGGCGGGCTGGCCCGCTGCATCGCGGCCGATGGACGGTCGATCCTGGGCGGCGCTCCGACCCTCGCCATTCTTGACGAGCGCGCCGCCTGGGAACGCGACAAGGGCGACGCGCTCGAAAACGCGATCCTCTCCGGACTCGGCAAGCGCGGCGGCAAGGCGCTGATCATCTCGACTTCCGCGCCCGACGCCAGCAACACCTTTTCCCGATGGCTGGACGAGCCACCGCCCGGCACCTTCGTTCAGGAGCATCGACCGCCGTTCGGCCTTCCGGCTGACGACGCCGCATCGCTGATGATCGCCAATCCCGGCGCGATGGAAGGCATCGGCGCCAGCCTCGAATGGCTTCAGGCCCAAGCCCGGCGCGCCATCGCGCGTGGTGGGTCCGCGCTCTCCTCCTTCCGCAACCTAAACCGCAACGAGAGGATCGCCGCCGACAATCGATCGGTGCTGGTCACGGTCGACGAGTGGCTTGCGGCAGAGGTCGCGGAAGATGACCTGCCGCCACGCCAAGGGGAATGCATCCTGGGCGTCGACCTTGGCGGCTCCAGGTCCATGTCGGCAGCGTCCCTGTACTGGCCCGCCACGGGCCGGCTCGAGGCCGTAGGCACGTTCCCCGGCAAGCCCGGCCTCGCCGATCGCGGGGCATCGGATGGCGTCGGTGGTCGCTACGTCGAAATGCAGGAGAGAGGCGAGTTGACCACCTTGGGGGCCAACACCGTGCCGCCCGGCGCCTGGCTTGCAAGCGTGGTCAAGATCGCGGACGAAGCGGCGATCTCATGCATCGTTGGCGACAGATTCCGCCATGCTGAATTCGCGGAAGCGATGGCCAAGGCGAACCTTCGCGTTCCCTTCATCTGGCGCGGTTTCGGCTGGAAAGACGGCTCGGAAGACATCGAACGTTTTCGCCGTGCCCTGTTCGACGGCCATGTGAAGACGCTCCCGTCGTTGTTGCTTCGCAGCGCCTTCGCGGACGCGATCACGCTTGTCGATCCGGCCGGCAACCACAAGCTGGCGAAATCGCGGTCTCTAGGCCGTATCGATCCTGCTGCTGCAACTATCCTGGCAGTCTCCGAAGGCGCGCGCCGTACGGCACGGCCGTCCCGACCTGGGAGGGCCGCAGCATGGGTATGACCGCGAAATTCGGTCGCGCCGGCTACGGCGTGTACCGCACCCGGCGCTGGGTGGCACTCCGGCAAGCCGCCCGGCGCCGCGACGGCTTCAAGTGCACTTCGTGTGGCGCGCGCGGTCGCCTCGAGGTGCACCACGTCCGGTCGATCGCGGATCGGCCGGACCTGGCCTTCGACCTCGCCAATCTGACGTGCCTCTGCCCGCCCTGTCACATCCGGATCGAGCGCGGCTCCACCAAACCGAACGCCGCGTCGATCGCGTGGCGCAACCTTCTGAAGACCTCCCCGAAAGGAACCACCACATGCTTGAATCCGTGAAGATTCAGCGTCGTCAGTCGGAGATCCGACAGGCGCTCGCTGGCTTGGTCGGCAAGACCGAGCTGACCGAAGACGAAACCCGTTCCATGGAAACCATGGATGGCGAGTATCGCACCAACGAAACGCGCTATCGCGCCGCGCTGATCGCCGAAGACACCGAACGTCGCGACGCCAAGGGCGAGCTCGAGTCCCGATCTGACAAGGACTATGCCGACTTGGTCGGCAAGTTCGAAATGCGCCAGGTCGCGCTAGCGCTTGACGAAAGCCGGCCGTTGGACGGCGCCACGGCTGAAGTCGTCCAGGAGTTACGCTCCAAGGGCGGATATCGCGGCGTCCCCGTGCCTTGGCAGGCGCTGGAGCGCCGTGCCGGCGAGACGATCGCCAGCGGCACGCCGGACCCTATCCAGACACGGCCGATCATCGACCGGCTGTTCCCTGACAGTGTTGCCGCCCGCATGGGTGCTCAGATGCTAGCGATCGACGTCGGCGCGATCGAATGGCCCGTCGTGACCAGCAGCGTCGCGGCCGGCTGGGCGGACGGCGAATTGGCGGCCGTCGCGGGCCCCACCGTTTTTGCCACGACCGACCGCGCGTTGAAGCCCGAACAAAATTTGGGCGTCACGATGAAAATCAGCCGCAAGACCATGAAGCAAAGCGGCGACGCTTTGGAACAGGCCGTGCGCCGAGATATGAACAGCGCGATCGCAAGCGCTTTCGACAAGGCGATCTTCCTCGGAAGCGGGAGCAACGGCCAGCCGCTGGGCGTCGTCACCGGCGCCGGGACTTACGGCGTCGTCTCCACCGACGCCGCTGGCTTTGCCTCCTGGGCAGCGTTCAGGGCAGCGGTTGTCCGGTTTATGACCGCATCTGCGGCTGGTTCTCCGAGAGCCATCCGAGGCCTGATCCGGCCGGAGCTGTGGGCTGTACTCGAAGAAACCCTACTGATCACAGGCACGGATGTTTCCGAGTGGGACAGGCTGCTCAAGCACATCCCCGCTGACAACATCACGATGTCAAGCAACGCGCTGGCGGCACCGTCGGCCGATCCGCTGGAAACGCAGGCCCTGCTGACCACGAATGCCGGCGGGGTAGCCCCCATCTTCGTTGGTGTCTGGGGCGGTGTCGACCTCATCCGCGATCCCTACAGCGACGCGGCATCGGGAGGCCTGCGCCTCACAGCACTCACCACGGCCGACATCACCGTTGCGCGGCCGGCACAATTGCAGCTCGTCACTGGCCTCGAAATCGAGGTCGCCGAGTAATGCTTCACGGCGCCCCTACAGCATTCGAAGTCCGCGCCGAAGGCGGGACGACCCGGCTGTCGGGGCGCTTCCCCTATGGCGCGGAAGCAACCCTTGGTGACGGCCGCCGCGAACTGTTCGCAGCCGGTGCATTCCGGTCTCGGGTCGCTGCCGGCGAGAACATTTTCTTGCTTGCGGGGCACGATCCCGAAAAGCCGCTCGCATCGACGGAGGCGGGCTCGCTCACACTTCGCGACGACGACGAAGCCCTGCACATCGAGGCCCGAGTCGTCAGCACCACGAGCTGGGCAAATGACGCCCTTGCCGCTCTCGCAGCCGGTCTAACCAAGGGCCTCTCACCGGGCTTCCGTGTGCCGGCCGGGGGCGACCTGGTCACGCGCGGCGATGGCGGCCTGCTGCGAACCGTGAAGCGCGCCGATCTTTTCGAAATCAGCATGGTCAGCAGGCCAGCGTACGACGCCGCACAGGTTGCCCTGCGCAATTGGCAACCCGATGCCGTCGCAGCCGCGTCAGACGCCGCCCTGCGGCGCGCGCTGGCCCGCTGGAGGGCATGAGATGCTCGCGACCACCATCCGGCAGACCGAGGCCGCTCCTGACGCCTATCCTGATCCGCCGGATGGCCTTTCGACGGCCGCCGGCGCCCTCGAGGAGGGCATGATCTGGCAAAGGATCGAAGCCTACACCGCATGGCGCTGGTGTGAGCGCGAGGTGACGTGGATCGTCGACGGGTGCGGCGCCTGGTGCGCGCCACTGGCACCGGTCGCGATCTCGAGCGTGGAAGTCTGGCAAGGCGACGCCTGGGAGGCCTATACGCCTTCGCCGTCGCCGCTTGGCGGCTACTATCTGCCGGGAGGCACCTATCGCATCGTCGGCGCCGTTGGCGATGACGACGGCGACGTCCCCGCTGCCGTGCTCGAGGCCTTCCGCCGCCTGGCTGAATACATGGCCGCCGAAGCCAGCGAAGCCGGTGTGACATCGTCCCGGGTCGAAATCCCGGACGTGTCAACGAAGGAAGTCACCCGATCACCGGCATGGATGGCGCGCGCGATGGTCAACAGCGGGGCCGGCGACCTCCTGCGCCCCTACAGGAGGGTGTGATGTTCGGCTGGCTCTTTGGCAGGAAAGACAAGATCGAGCGCCGCTCCTCGGGCTCAGGTTACACCGCCGAAATCATGGCAGCGCGCGAAAGCTACATTTCCGGCCGGCGCGGCATCGCGGAATTGACCGCCACGGCGCAAGCCTGCGTGTCCCTTTGGGAGGGCGCATTCGCCCTCGCCGACGTGTCGGGCACCGACATGCTGGACAGGCGCACGCTGGCCCTGCTGGCACGTTCTGCGGCCTTGCGTGGCGAGGGGTTGTTCCTCATTCGCGATGACGGCCTGGTACCTTGTAGCGATTGGGATCTCCGCACCCGCCACGGCCGTCCGTCCGCCTATCGCGTGTCGATCTCGGAAGCAGGAGGCGGCACGACACAGACCGCGCTCGCCGGCGAGGTCCTGCATCTTCGTATCGGTTCCGATCCGGTCGCTCCGTGGCTCGGCACGGCGCCTCTAAGGCGGGCCAGCCTGACGGCCGCGCTCTTGAACGCAGTCGAAAGCGCGCTGGCAGAAGTGTTCGACTACGCGCCGATCGGCAGCTCGATCGTTCCATTTCCCGAAAGTCCGGAAACCGACATGGAAGCCCTCGGCCGCGGATTCCGTGGCAAGCGCGGTCGGATAATGCTTCGCGAGTCCGTCGCCGTCACGGCGGCCGGTGGCCCGGCACCATCAACCGACTGGCGACCGCAAAGCGTGTCCCCGGACCTCGAGCGAGCCATGACCTCAGAAACGCTGTCAGCGGCCCGAGATGGCATCGCAGCGGCGTTCGGCGTCCTGCCGGGCCTCTTCAATCCGGCGACGACTGGACCGATGGTCCGCGAGGCCCAACGCCATCTCGCAACATGGACCCTCCAGCCGATATCCGAGCTGCTCGCCGAAGAGGCGTCGGAAAAGCTCGGCTCCAAGATTTCGATCGACTGCCTGACACCGCTCCAGGCATTCGACTTGGGCGGATCGGCCCGCGCGTTCGCAACCTTGGTCGGTGCGCTTGCGCAGGCAAAGGAAGCCGGCCTCGACCAAACAGTCGTGGCAGGCGCGCTGGCGCGACTCGATTGGGCGGAGACACCAAAATGAGGACGCCGGCACGTGCTCGCAATGACCGAAACTACGCTCCAGCTCATCCGCTCGGCACAAGAGAGGGCTGACGACAAGGTTCGGCGACAGCGCGCGGCACAGCCCAAGGTCCGGCAGCTCAATCATGGGCGCCTACAGCGACTCATCGACGAGACTGTCGAAATCCTGCATCGCGGCGAATCAAGCATCTTTGAATTCGAGGGCGCGTGTCGTCACGGGCTCCGCAGCGCGCTTTGCCTCGAGGCTTGGCCATGGGGCGATGCGGATGCTTGCGCGGCCGGCATCGTCGCCGCCGCGCTCCAGCAAGCAGGCGCCACGCGTCCAAGCTGGAAAGAGGGTCAGGCCGAATGGGCCCAGGAGGGCTATGCGCCGGTCGAGCGCCTTTGGTGCATCAACTGCGGAACGCGGATCGCCAGCGATCTTCGCGCGGTTCGCAACGGCATTGATCCCAAATACTGCGGTACCGCCTGCCGCCACGCTGCGACGGAGCGGCGCGCCCGGCACATCGGCGAGCGTGTCTTGCGCGCGGAATACCTAGCCCGCGTCACAGCTGAAAAGCTCGTTAGGATGCAGCGTGAATGTCCGCAGTGCGGCGGGACCTTCCAGCGCGGTAAGAACTTAGCCAGGTATATTGCTCGCCCGCCTGCGGCAACGCATCGAAACGAGGGAGCAAGCGAGCGAAGGTCGCTTGCGTCTCGTGCAATACGATGTTCCCGCCCGTCCGCGCGGGCGCCAAGTACTGCTCGATCAATTGCTACTGGACGCTCTCTTACCAGCAGAAGCGGAAATGCGCCCGCTGCTCGACCGAATTCGTCGCCAACAAGAAAAAGAAGAACGGAAAGTTTTGCTCGAGGGCTTGCGCCGCGGCCGCCGCTCGGGACAGCCGCGTCGGTTTGA